CTGTATCTATATATATCCACATATAATCCTGTGTAGCACTACTTTTGGCTTGCGCATATAATCCACTATCAGCAGCAAGGCTAACTTTAGCCCAGCATTCAAATGTCCAAACTCCCCCACTTAATACAAAATCAGAATCATCAGGGATCGTAGCCCAGTCCCCAGTTCCGTCCAGCAAGAGCCCTCCAGTTCCAAACTTTTTAATCGCAGTATCTATCTGAGCATTACCAACGGCTGTTACTGTATGTGGTGATACCGGAGAATTATCCGTTATCGTAGTCGAAGCATCGCTCCCATCACAATGTAATAACAATTTAGTTTCACTACCCACACCAGATACGCGTTTCAGCGTAGCTACATTATCAGCGTCAGTAAGTGTGTTCTGTACTTTTTCCGTATAATCATAAAGAAATGTACCATTGGGATCAAAAATAACAAACTTTGACAACCTAGATTCATCACCGCCCCATACCATAGTCTCTACACCATTACAATATAACATCCTACCCAACTGTGCATTTTCAAATCTACCCTTACCCGACCCCGAAGCATCGGTATGTAATGCTGTACCGCTAAAATCACCAGTATTCGGTATAGCAGTATCATTCTTGAACACTTTAGATTGTGTAAGTCCACTATTGAAAGCATGTACAAGCACATGACTTTCAGCAGGTTGTGACTTTGAAAAGTGATGTATATTTCTAACTTTAGGATGACTAGATAATGCCGTAGAATTAATCTTGGTCATCCCCCTAACACCGCGTATACCGTTATCGGTATAACGAATATTCTTTAGGCTTTTAAAATTATCTTGCCTCGTTTCACCGCTATCAGATACTGTAAGGATACGAGTAGGATCAACAGATGTAACTAGTTTACCATCCAGTCCAAACTGAAATGGTTCCAACTCTTTATCTATACTTCCTCTTTTTCTTCTTGGTATAGCCATAAGAGAATTAGTTCCTAACCTTCATATTAACCCGTATTCTATTTCGATTAAGTGCCCTGTCCATATCAACCTTGCCTCTACGCAATATATTATCGGCAGACAAATATAATTTATCACCAAAACTAGGTTCCCTATCCCTGTACTTCAATAACCATACCGCATATTTAATTGTTGCTAAACTTAAATGCGGTGGATACCTAAATGTTCTAAACGCTGACCACACAGGGGCCGGCTTACTTGCATAATAAAACGTTATCGTATGACCTGCCGTACTTGGGGGAGGGTCTAGAACTAGTCTAAACCTTCCCTGTGGTTGTATCACGTAAGCATCAGAACTATCCCAATCCTTATCAACACTTGCACTAGGATCGTTGGGAAAGAGTGCAGTTACAAGTACGGTAGATGAAGTCTTAGAAACAACGACACCACTAGAACTATCTGTGGTATTGTGTACGATATCACCTGCGCTTACATCACTAAAATCGGCTGCACTATCCGTTAATGTGGCTTCGCCGCTACTAGCACCCAATGAACCAGAACCTGTTGCCGTACCAGCCTCCTGACTATCTAGTGTCGGGTCGTCAGTAATACTAAACCTAGTAGGTACAAGAACAGAAGTAGTATCGTCACTAATAATGATATCTTCGTACGGAACCCACTTGATAAATGTATTATTCGTACCATCATTATATTTAACAAAGAAGTATCCACTTCTATCTTTTAAATACATTTTTAGGTAATTAGCATTAAGTGTATAGCCAGTCTGGTCTGCTACCGTAGTAATTGACTGTGTGGTTGTTAGCGCACTAGTCAACCTTGCAACTTCCAGCGCACCTTCGTTCAGAAAATCATATACTGTTTTTTCATCCAGAAAGTCGCCACCAGTTTCTTCATCGAGGAGTAATTGCACTCGATATTTCATCTCTTGTCCGTCCATATAACACCCTCTCCTATACTACTAATATATTACTTTGCCATTTTCTATATCAACTGGAACAGTCGTCGTATTGCGCTTAGAGTGTCCAGTGTCTCTCCTTAACATTTCTGCATTGGGATTAGCAGGGGTGTCTTCAAGTAATGTAGACATCATTTTCCATGCATTCTCCGCAACACTGCGACTTACCTTGCCATTTGCAGAAACCGAAATACCCATACGCCTAGCTTCTTCTGTGTCCATATTAATACATGGCTCAGACATTCTAAATGCTTCGTCATGAGGATCAGCCAGTCCCTTTTCCATTTCCAACTTTGTAAACTTACTTCTTGTTATTTCATCAGCAAGCTTGTCTCTCTTCTTTTTTAATTCATCTCTTTGTAAACCGGTTAGTTTCGGCTTAGAATTCTTAATCTGTTCTAGCCGTTCCGATCTTCGTTTATGATCAGCTTCAGCATAAGGAATCTCTTCTATCGGAACCTCTTTCTTTTTTAACATACTACTAATTCTATTTACTTCGCTCTCTAATGTTTCGGTTTGCCTTGGTAATGCCCATGCAGGTACAGAACTTCCCTTATCAAAGTCAGCAAAATATTTATAACCATCATCTACGACTTTACCGGCCGGTGCTACCCTTGCATTGGCTTCTTCTACAATAGCCTTATACTTCTTAAGCTCTGCCAGTTCAGACTCGTCCACCAATATACCCGGTTTCTCTGTACTGTCCTTAACTATCTTTTCCTCAACTTCTTTCTTTACTGCCTGTTTCTTCTTTGTTTTCTTTATAACCATCCAGCTTCTCCTCTAAATAGTAATGAATGATGGTGGGACAAGGTTACCCCTGCCCCAGCCCAATCATTAGAATTAAAAACTTCTTACTTATTAATCATCAGCAGATGCAGCACCTATAATACCACCAGTAGCAGCTCCACTAATATCCTCATTGTAATAATTCTCAAATAACAAACATGTATCAGCAACTACAGATGCAGCCTTAGTAGAAAGGTCACATACAATATAATTATTGGCTATAGTTCCAGTAGTTGCTGTAAGCAACTCTATTCCAGGTTGTGCATTCAAATTACCACCAATGCCATTCTCGAGAATATTCCCTTGAATCAATACATTTGTTGATAATGTCGTATCACCTACAATATTAGCAGTAGAATAATCTCCGCGTATAATATTGCCCCTAATAGTTGTCATTGCCGTATCAGCATCCATATGAATACCTGCAACAGCTGCGCCTATTCCATTGTCAATTATACAGTTCTCAATAACAGTACCTGTGTTGTTATTGGCAATATGTATTGTTGCATTAAACTCGTCAGTACCTGTAGCATCAACACCAAATTGACAATTACGGATTGTAGCATAATCAACACCATCTTCAATAGAAATACCAATTAGTACAGTAGTAACACTAGCATTACATACGATGTTTTCAACCAGTACATTATCTGCACCGATTACTATTTCACCGGCTGCATTATCATAAGTAAAAGTCGGTCTATCTGTTCCGTTACCAATACCTATAACACTAACACTAGCCACGTCTATATCAATAGCATCAGCCGCCGATAAAGTTTCTGCATGTCCCGGTAGTACATATATCACATCACCGTTATTTGCAGTACACTGCCCAACTGCGAAATCTACAGTGGCAAATGGCTGGTTTCTCTGGCCGGCATTTCCTGCGTCTGCAGCCAGATCATGGCCACTATCAACAAAAAATACATTACCAGTAACTATACCACTGCCCGAACTGCCAAACAGAGGAACTCCAAAACTTGTAACTCCGTTTGGGAAATTAGTAAAACCCATATTACTCTCCTTAAGAATCAGGAACATCGCTGCCCCGTGGAATCAAACCACGGCTTACCCGTTAACGCAAAGAGACACATGCTCCCCAAAAGGGGAGCATATATCCATTAATATGCTTATGTAACGTTATTGTGGAAATAACTTCTCCAGTCAATAAAGCCACCAGCATGTCTTTCATATACAGAATTTTGAAGCGAAAACGTGTCGAAATCAATTGTGTTATTTGTTTCCGCATCGGCACGCTGTATCCACTTGAAGTTTTTCTTCATAGTAGTTGTATCCAGCATACCCCAACTAGTAGTACTTGTGTCGCTAAGACGCAACCAGTTTATAATACCATATAAACCTTTTTGCATATTCACGTTGTTATTCGCACTATCAACTTCGAGAACCGTCTTATTGATTTCTGATGCCTTAAAGAACAGGTCATCAGGAACTAACAGGCAATAACTATCGCCCATGTCAATTCTTTCACCATTAGCCGCTCTAAACTTCCTCATCAAAATTCTTGTAGCTGCAACAGAAACAGCATTCAACGCAGATGTTCCAAGATTATCAAATCCACTAGAAGTGGAAACTCCGGGAACCTTAGTTGTATGGCTGTTACTAGCAAGAGCCAAACCCTCTTCCTGACTAGGCATAAAATCAAATGCTGCAGATGTTGCGTTAGCAAAAATCTTAACAGCATTTTTATCCCTAACCCTGTAAGCGGAGTTTTTCAATTGCGCAGCTAAATCCATCAAGATGTCGTACTGTAAATCATCAAACAATTTTCTGCTCGCCATTGTTTTACCAGCGTACTCAGCAGGTTCAATTTTAGTTGAATATCCCGGTGTAATACCAAGGGTTGTCAACCTACCGTTGAACTGCGGTATGTCAGTAAGAGCTGATACAGATGTCCACTCTTCCCATGCTCTGGTAGAGTCGGTAATAATATCAAATATCTGCTCCTTTTTACTATGAAGATCATTATACTTCTTTGAATCCTCATCAACCTGACGTAAGTCCTCTTGTAACATTTTTACAAATGCTGGCGAGGTCAAAGGATTAGCCATTGTTAATCTCTCCTTCTAATCTAAACTATTAATTCAATACTAAAATACTATACTATTACGCTGCTATCGGTGTTCCGAAATGCTTTGGTATAAATCTGAAAACTGCGAACTCTTTACTAGCTTCTCTAGCATCGAGATGTTCGCATACAACGCCCCAACCATTAGTAGCGGACGCATCATCGTTTTCAATATAAATACTTTCACTGCCGGTCTGCATAGTACAATATCCAGTAGCGAGACCAATTCTAGCAAATGTATCGCCAATAGCAATATCTTCAGGCCATGAATGATCAAAGGTTAATGTAGTAGCACTTGTATCATCAGATACTCTGTACAATCCCGCATTAGCACCGGTACGACAATAAGACGTACAGTTATTAGCTATACCTGTCATATCACCTGCATTTGCAGTAAACCCTAATCCAGTAGTTGATCCAGTTGTAACTGTCTGCACAGTAAGTGCTGCCCCAAATGAACCACTATATATAGGTGCTTTAATTCTAGTACCGGAATCAATCATAGCAACCTCAACCATAGGTTGGGGATCGCCCTTGCTCCACATACCTCCTGCACCAAAATAAGATCTGGCTTTTTGTGTTGCCTGTGTATCAGAATTATCTGTAAGACCAGAAATTGATACTGTACTATAAGTAGTATCATTAGTCTGCGTAATATCATTCACACCAACTATAATACCAGCCAATACAGCTTCACCAGTAGTATCAAGAGCACCACTAGCCTGACCAGCAGGGGCAACACCGCCATCATGTCCCCATTTAACTAATTGACCAACATAAACCGTATCTGCACTTCCGGAAACCGGAAACCATGAACACTGTTCGTCTTTTAAATCTACAACTTCCATAGTTCTTCCTCCAAAAATCCCTTGTTGCTGGTATTCTTCGTTCTAATCAGGGAGTTAAAAAAATTAAAAATCTCCACGCCAGTTCATACTGCCGCAGAATGAGCACCCACTATCAGCAGATGCTGTGTAATAATGAAGAACAGTAATTGGATTTCCGTCAGAATCAGACCTTATTACTGGAGTTTTTTGCTTGATAGTTATACCGCCCAGCATTAAATTCGCGGATGGTGAACCCCCTTCACGATATTCACTACCACTACTACTTGTTGACTTGGTAGCTCCTCGTATTCCGGGTTCAGCTCCGAGTGCTGATGCGGCATATTTAGCATGCGTAACTCCATTAGGAGTGGATTCATCGCCCAATGCACTTCGTTGATCACTATTCGGGAAGCCGCACCACCAGCAGTTATACCAAGTACCATTACCCTGATCAGTCTCATCGCATACAGGAATCGTACGACTGTCATGTGGTATTCTTGGTTTCCGTGCGTTTGGTTGTCGCCTTCTTAATCTACCCATTATAATTTCGCTGTTCCAGACATTGGCGATTTATTAGCCATTGCCTTCTTTACAAATTCTAAATCTTTTCCTCTGCGCTTCATATATGTCTGCACGTGCTCATCTTGCAGTGCAGCACTTATCTCGGCATCAGAACCCTCTTTGTATTCTATCGTACTAGAACCACCTACTTTACCAGAGGGTGAAGTTCCCTTGAATGCCGTTGTGGCTCTAGGCGATTTATACATATTTCTATAATAATTCCTTTCAGCCTTTTCATAGTTTCTTTCAGCATCCGATGTCCCATTAGTTGAATATCCGGGAAGCCCTTCTAGTTCATTTAAAATGGCTTCATAAATAGTAGCATCTTCGTTTACTCCAAGTCTTTGAATTGTTCTAGCATAATCATCTACGTATTTATTTTTTGCCCTATTATCAGCAATAGATGTTTCTTCCCTGTCCTTTTTAGCCTCTTCTCTTGCAATCTTTCTAAGCCGCTTTACATCATCGTCTTCATAAGTAGGATCATCAAGATCATTATAATAATTATCAGATTCTCCTGTAGTTGCAGGAGAACTGGAAAGTTCAGAAATCTTATCAAGTAACTCATTATATCTATCATCTTGCTCTCCCCTATAAGACTTAAACTCTCTACCTAATTTGCTATTACCATCTCTAAGACTTTTATTCTCCGCTTCCAGTCTAGCCAGCATATCTTCACCAGACTCCGTTGCTGGTTCGTCAACGACACCATCACTATCGTTAAGTCCATCAAGTTCATCAACCATCTTTTTCTCCTTTAAAAATTATTATCCCAACTTCTTTTTATTCTTTGCATCACGTACTTTCTCTAGCGTGCTTACATTTTTACTATGCTTCCCTATTAAACCATTCCACCTTTTAGCTATATGTTTGCATGCCGAGAATATTGCCCTGTCCTGTTCATTGGATTTTTCCTCGTATATTAATTTAAACTTTTCATCCAATAATAACATAAGATCTTTAAATAATACCTGTCCTGTCTTGGTATTGAGTGCTTCCATAAATTCAGCAGTTTCACTAAGATTTCTAATAGTAGTTTCTTCAACTACATCTATTATTGGCTTTTTGCCATAAACACCTGAGTTATATTGCATTAGCCGCCTCTCTCACTTGTACCTCTTCTGGTGATTGCTCCATTCCAGATTGATTACTTGGGACTGCTCCTGCAGCTCCCTGTGGTTGCATATTACCACCCCCACCAGCCATAGGAGGAGCCTTTGTATTTGCAAAGAACTTATTGCCAAAAGCCTCAAACTCTTTGCCCATTAGTGATGCTAACTCTCCTAATATATAATCAATGGCATCACGTCTTTCCGGATCACTAGCTATAAAACTTAATACTTGTATCCAATTCTGTATTTTGGTTTGTTTAGAAGAATCATCATCTATTGAAGCGGATACCGGTTTATATGTAAAGTCGAGCGTAGGATCAAAACTTATCATCCCTTCCTCTCCCAACATTTTTTCTGCTGTCTCATCTCTCATATGCCTTGCCGACATTTGTGTTATAAACCAGAAAATATCTGTAAGACCCGTATTCTCCATAGTAAGCGTTCTGTATGCAGATCGCGTATCACTACGCCTTACTTGGTTAACAGTAGCTGTAGCCGTTGTTGTTGGAGCCGCTAATTTACTCTGTGTTTCAGCTGACACACCAGATGCCTGTTGCATCATATTCTGATATAAATTAACCTGATTTAAGGCCCCCACTACGTTACTGTCTATCTGCACCTCGTCAAGCTTATCCCCGGTTTCAGTTTGCCAAAATGCTCCGGGTTGCCATACCAGTGTTTCATTATCACTGATATCATGTTGATTACCTTGCATAATTGGTATTGTAGCCAACTTAGTTCTGTCATTCTCCATATTAATAGTATCGTTAATACCAATCTGAAGTTCCCTTAAACACTTGCCATCGCCCATACCATCGTCTTTGGCTGGATGCATATAACACAATCCCCTTGTTACAGGCCTATACGGATTACCCATGGAATCAATGTCACGCGCAGGATGATAACCGATCAATGTTCTAGTGCTACTATTGAACCCATCCATTGCGAATGTAATAACCATCTCATGTAATTCTGCACCTTCCTTTTTCTGTCCGTCATTACCTATACCACTTGTAACATTAACAGGATTACCATTGGGATCCCTATCTCCTTCTTCATTACCAACCATAACCCAATGCTTACCAAGTCTTTGTAATACCATTAACGATTTTAGTGGTGTTTTGATAGCATTACTTTTATTATCAAGACCATGATGAGTTGTTTTATCTCCTTTTGTATCTGTCTCTCGAGGTGTATTACCACTATCTGTACGAAGTTTGTCAAGATTAAAATATTCCATAGTATCGGCATTGGCTTCCAATTCATCAACGGTAGTATCAAATCTTAGTATTATCCATTGTTTATCCTGTAAACTATACACATACGATGGATCGGTAAATACATCCCTTGGATCAATAACATCAAAGTTAAAATGATCCTTAAGAACAACATCCACTTCAACATCCTGATCTGTAAATTGTTCTATCGGGCCACCATTAATATCAGTGCCTATTTGCTCACGAACCCTTCGTGTTCCTATCTTTTCCATACGCGTATCCTGTTCCCACCAACACCTAAAATAAGCAACACCACTAATATTTTTCATATTAATAGCACGCATATACTTTTGATAAAACCACAATTGCCTTCTGTTTAATGTCTTGTTTATTAAATCTTTATTTACTTTAGCCGCGTTCTTATGGACTTCCTGTTCACTGCCAATATATACTTCTACAAAATCATGTGTCCTAAAATATAAACCTGCTTCTATAGCTGATTGCGTAAGCATCTGTGATGTGAACTCCGGAAAGTATATATCCGACATCCAATCGTAATTCTTTTCAGTGCGCTCACAATCAAACATATCCAAATAATCTAAATAATCATTATCCGGAATATTGTTATTTGCCCGACCAACCCGATATTCATCATCTATTATTGTATTGGCTAGCTGATTAGCTTGCTCATCGTTTACTGGTTTTGCCATATGTCATTCCTTATCTACTTGTTTGATAGTACTTTTTATGTATATATTTTCTTGGTTTACGTGCCACCTGACTTCTTGGAGCGAATCTAATATCTTTCATTAAAAACTCTAAGGCCGTGCAAAAATGACTCCACCTAACAGTTGGCTTACTCTTTTCTATTCTCCAGCCTTTAAGAGAATCAACCACAAGAGGACAATCATTTAATACCCATAATGTCGGCAATCTCTTAAACAATCCACTTTCTGTTATTTGGTTATTAAACGGTTCCCTGCATAACAAGGCATTGCCTAATCTTCGTCTTACTTCATCCCTTCCCCTTAGGTTATGGTCAGTCTTAGATGCTGTAGACTTAGTATTCGCACTTTCCCACCAACCACCGGTACACTCTTCATTCTTGGCCATCTGCTTAAAATAATAATTCATATCATCTATTACACTTTTAGTAGTATTAGACTGCTTAATACTGGCAAGTGGGTCAATAAGATTCATACCAAACTTACGTGTTTCACCACTTACATCAACAATCATCTTGCACACAGACAATGTATTATACCTTTCTGGATCAGGGTTTAATTCTGCATACACAAAAGCCTCATTGTATGGCGATAATGCCACAAATATAATAGCCAATTTAGTTGTAGGATGCCAATCTACAGACCTGAAAAATACCCAATCATTTGGTATGCCGTCAGGAAATACTTTGGAACCCCTTACTACATGTATCTTTGGTGTAAACTGTTTATATATTTTACCGGTAACAGCAGCAAAGATGCCATACCTACGCATGTCAATTAACTGTTCATCATCAAGTCCTGCATATTTTTTTGTAATAACATCCGTAATTAACGTAGGATTATCATCTGTTGCCATCTGAACAACGGCTATTGATTCTTTGCTATCAGTAAATTCTACTTCTGGATAATTAATATTATGCTTGCGCTTATAATAATCACGCATAGCCTTGCTTCTATAATATACTTTAGCACGTTCAAACACCCTGTCATAGTAATAACTAATGGCATTATCTACTGTTGGTGTATACGAAATACAAGTATCACCATCTTCCACCATAAGACGGGCTGGTTGTTCGTCATAGAATGGTTCTGGTGCTAACTCATCCAGCCACGTAGCTGTACGCTTGAAACCAGCAACTCTCTGTGGTGGTTGTGCATAACTAACATACTCTATTATAATATCATTACCACCATATGGATCTCTTATTACCTGTACCTGTCTTCGCGCAGTAATATCCTTTCTAAGTAAAAATGGTGGCAGCCATCGCGTAAATTCAGGATATTGCGTATTCTTTACCTCGCCAGATCTATCACTCTCGTCACCAGTAGAAGTACTTTTTTCCATAGGCAAACTCTGCGAAGCAAATCTATATATCTTGTTTACCCTTTCGTGCCTAAGTATCTCTGTACCACAATAAGGACATGGCTTGTCTTTATGATTCTCAAAATACACTTTAGGCGAAAAGTAGTGGCCGTCTTCATATCCCTCCATATCTTCTTTGGCTCTTAACCTGTCATTGTAATCTCTGGCTTTCTGACATTCAAAGTATACCATATTCTTCTTTGGTACAGGATGCCAACCAAGAATGCGCAAAACATAACCATAAGCAATAACAGCCGTTCCACCAGCTTGGTTACCTTTACACACAAAGATTATATCATAATCCGCATTAAAGAAAGCTGCTGAATGAGGCGTATGTTTGTAGGCATATAAATTCGCAAAATCATTAGCTTCTTTTTTTTGTTTGTTCGTTAATTCTAATTGCATAGTTTTGGCTTACAGTATAGGTTCTACAAAGAAAGTAATCCTAACCTCGTCATCAGCATGCCAAGCAGTTGACCCGTCTGTATTCTGGAGACTAACATGCAACTCACTGGAATTATCTTCATCTATGTAATACATCGGACTATCACCCAAATCCCTGATACCTCTATATAAACCGCCACCACCTATCTGCTCAAGGTCCCCTTCGGCAAACTCCATCCTACCCTGAAACAAATCTAAATCAGGATCGGTTGCAAGCGAAGCAGCATCACTACCCCAGAAATTAATATAGAACGGAACCAATGTAGTTGTATTTGTGTTGTCTGCAACTATTACGGCCCTATGTATTCTCAGTTTCTGTATTTGTGCTTCACTGTATCCATCAGGAAAACTTAAATCTTCATACTCTTGCGCGCCAGTGGCCAATGCGCCACTAAAATGTGAATCCTTATCACTCTTTATTTGATCTATTGTATAAGGCATTTCTTGTTTAACCCCCACTAATTTTCTCACTAAAAATATAAAACTATTTACTTACTCCTGCCAATCCTGCTGCTATCCACGTCTTATAACCTTTCATCATTTCCTGCCTCCTATTAAAATTTATATAAATTACCTGTTGATTCTATTGCATTACCGTTTTCTGTAACTGTATGCCCAGTATCGCCTGAGTCCGTAAATGTAGCTCCACTCCCTGTTGTACCTGACTTGGCTTCTCCACCATGTATGAGCAGTAAAGTGTTAGCATCACTTGAGAATTGAGTGCTTGATGGTGTAAAGTCTGTTGTATATCTCGCTACGTCTGATATTCTCATCTCATCCATGTAGCCATTCAATGGGTTGGCTGTTGTACCTTCTGCCCATCTTACTGAACCTGTAAAATCAGGCACTGAATCTGCATCTGTAGTATTAGCTACTGAAACTCCATTTATATAAACATCCCACTCATTACCATTTCTTACACAAGCACAATGAAACCATACACCTCGTCTAGTTGACCTAGTTCCCTGAGTTACGTCAACAATAATTGACCCTCCAGACTGAACACGAAATTTAATACCTCCATTGTCTCCATTAATTATCCATATTTTATTACTCCCATCCGTATTATGAATAAAAAATTCATCATTTCTCTCACCCAAAAGAGACATAGCCCAAAACTCAATGGTAAAATCTCCATCCCCAAAAGCCCAATCAGCATGGTCGGGATGCGATAAATAGTCTCCTGTGCCATCAAAGTAATACCCTACTCCATCAGTAGCAAATTTATATTCTGCCTCTGTGGTTCTTTTAGCTTGACCATTCTCAATTACAGTATGACCTGTGTTACCTGAGTCTGTAAAAGTACCACCATTGCCTGAAAAGGCATTACCAACTTCTGTAACTGTATGTCCTGTGTTACCACTATCTGTAAATGTAGCTCCACTCCCTGTTATTCCTGATGCCCAATTTCCTGTAAAGTATTCATCTCCATGTATGAGAAGGAGGGTGTTGGCATCAGATGTATGGCGTTCAGTTGCAGGGGTAAAACCACTTGTATATCTTGCTGTATCAGATATCCTAAATTCAGCTATCTTACCATTAAGGTCACCGTTCTGATTATCATAACCAATATAAAACGAAGATGTTTGGTCTTCATATGTACCTGCATCAGTCGCATTCCCAACATCTACTCCATCTAAATATAAAGTAAACACATTTCCATTACGCTCTGCTGCTACATGATGCCAACCACCTGTTGAGAACGAGGATGATGATGTAATGTCTGAGGCTAAATCGGCTGTACGAACTAACCATCTTATATCATTACCTGTCACAAGCCACATAGCGTGTTTAGGGTTTGACCCTCCAGAGTTGTGCCCATATAGAGCATCGTTGCTTGTCCAAGAATTAACATACATCCAAAAATCTATTGTAAAATCTCCAGAGAAGAACCAGTCGGCATGATCGGGTACTGTTAAATAATCTCCAGTCCCATCAAAACTATATACTGCTTGCGTTGTCTCCCCTGTCAATGCTCCTGTGTAAGCCTCTCCACCATGTATAAGAAGGAGAGTGTTGGCATCAGATTCAAACTGTGTAGTTGATGGAGTGAAGCCTGCTGTATATCGTGCTGTATCAGATACTCTTAGCTCGTCAATAAGACCATTCATGTAACTTGCGCCGTTATGGACTCCTATATGAATATCGGCTGCAAAATCAGACCAAGTTGTTATACTCTCTGTGGATGTCTGGTCTACCCCATCTACAAATACATAACCTGTGCCCGAGTTCCAAGAGAAAGCAATATGATGCCAAGTGTTATCACTTAAAACTGAATTATTAGACGTGATAGCGGTAACAGCACTTGATATTTCAAGCCTTAATTGTATTCCTTTATTCCCTCCACCCTTATTACTAATTTTAATTTCGTCAGATGAACTCTCAAATTGAGAATAATACACCACATCATTAGTGACTGTTGTTTCATATCTCCAAAATTCTATTGTCCAATCTCCACCAGTAAAATTAAAATCAGCATGGTCAGGAATGGAGAGATAATCCCCTGTTCCATCAAACACATAACTCGTAACATCACCTGCTGCTCCTGCTACACCACTACCAAAACCTGTAAGATGATTAAGTTTCAACATTAGATTTCATCCTCCCCCCTATAACCCCTTCTCGTATTGATATAATCCCATGTCTCCTGAGAGAAATCATCTTTTGTCAGTCTTGAACTTTTAGTCGCAATCTTAACCAGTATCTGCTCCACTAACCTAGTCAGTTCCTTATCGTCATTGTCCAGATGACCCCTGATAAACGAATCTTTCATTATCTGGATTTCTTCCTCAGTCATATCAACAACCCTGAAACCGTAAGTTACTTTTGTATCAGGAGGAACTGGTATCTGTAAATCAGAAATATCAGGAATGGTAGTTGTTTTAACCGCCTTCTGAATTGCTATCTCTGATGTTCCTGTCTCATTTCTAGGGTCGGGAACAGATACAGTGTCCAGTTGTGGTCGTGATTCATTAACCACTTCCAACCAAACACATTCCTTGTTCGGGCAACTTAAATCCCTTTTTATTTCCTCAAATACTTTTGTCTCGCAAACCCTTCCTGTATTTCTGTCAACTTTAGCGTATTTTATTCCCATTATGTATCCTCCCCTGCGTCTGTTGTTACAAACAACTGAATTCCTATTAATCGTGCATCTTCAGCCATGTCATCATTGGCATCAGATACATCCCTGAATATCCTGAAGAAACATAATTCATCAGTTGACGGGCTTCCTGCAATCGTTACCGCAGTACTCTCTGCCGTAATTAAACAGTCCTCGGCAGCACTAATATTGTCATCAGTAACTACGACAGCAGTACCATAAACAACATCTACTGTATCATCATTAGCAGTTGCCACACCCTGTAG